CGGAACTCCAACCCGAACCGGAACTCCAACCCGAACCGGAACTCCAACCCGAACCGGAACTCCAACCCGAACCGGAACTCCAACCCGAACCGGAACTCCAACCCGAACCGGAACTCCAACCCGAACCGGTAACAGTGTTTCAAATTGTTCCGAAAGATATTTATGCCAATGATTATGGCATATATAAGCAATACATTTATCCGTGTTTTATTCTTAATGCAAAAGAAAAAAGTGCAATGATTGTCGACATATATTTACCTGGAGATAATAAATTTGAGATATCAGGTCAGAGTCCAGTTAATACACTAATATCTGTATGTGTGGATATCCGAGATAAAAAATATGGTGCCAAATTATTTCCAAAGAAAGTATTAAACTCCGACATATTTCTATTAGCTGATGAGATCGAACTGTTATCTAAAATTTACAAGAATAAATGGTATGGGTTCTGCTTAATATTCAAAATAAAGAATTCTTTAGAAGTAGGGATTATTCTACTGTCTGATTTAACTTCTACTCTAGAGGATTTTAATGCAATTAAGGAAGTATTAGCAGTTCAGGCTTTGGATAGATTGGGATACACCTACACTGACAAGTATACTATTACGAGAGATATCACTTATAAACATGCACCTACTATGTCATATCGAGTTAAATACGGTATTAATGTGAATGCTTTTAATTACGGTATGTTTCAAACAGGTATGAAGTTGGAAAATGGTAAGTTTCAACTGTGTTCTCGAAAGGATTGTTTACCTATACTTAAGAACTTTCCAATGATGAAAACCGTTGATGAATTCCTAAGCAAATCTACTGCAGATACGCGTGTAGTCTATGGAGAAAGTAAACTAATATCAAAGTATTTATCTGACTTGGAAGGGAATATCTACTTTTATCTCCAACATGTATCTAGTGATGGCACCATCACTATTGTGATAGTATCATATCTATATCTACGTAATTTTGAAGATGGTGATTATGATATGAAAAAGGAGGAACTTGATATCTTATTTAAGCAGCGATATCGCTACTATTTGTATGAATCGATGAATGCTGAGAAATCAGAAATATTCTACTATTCAAAACCTATAAGCAACATTGCTGAATCGTTAAAACTACCTTCAATTACATCCTTCAAACGGTAAATTACTCATCAGTATCTAACAAAAGCTCAACAAGTAGATCTGTCTCCTGAATATAAACATCATATTCATGAAGAAGCATCTGGAGGGTTTTGATTACATCATCGGTAAGATTCTCATCGTTGGTAAAAACAGTATATGTTTCGTCATCGTTGGTTTCTTTCAACGTGAAAGTTCCATCCTCAACGATGGTTAACACGAGAATATCGTTGTCAAGGTAAACCACACCACTAATAGCGATATCATCTGTCATTTTTAGACGTAAATATTTTAATACTTTTTTTCATTTGTCCTAATTAGGACAAATTAATTAACACATTTAAGACACTGTTTCTTCATCTTCACTGATGGGTGTATACACCGTTCGGTCAGTTACTGGAGACACGGTTTTTATAAACTCGAATGGAGAATTACCTTTTGGTGATGATAAAGGTACATACTGTTCATCTACATATGGTGATGATTTACGGTTAGCTAAAGTTCTTGGAGATACTTCCGGTTCAGTTCGAGCTGGAAAAACAGTTTGAACACGCATTCGAGGTGATTGAATTTTTGTCACGTTAAGTTTTTTGGATGATGATTCATCTTCAACTGCTGTCCAAACTGGAGGACCATCCTGAATCTTCTTTACCTTTCCTTGTTTAGCTAAAGTGTTGTAAAGAATTTTGTTTATTGCTGTCTTGTCGGCTTTAAAGTGTTGCGCAATTTTCTTTAACTCAACTGCACCTTGTTCAAGGATGAACTCGTAGATTTGATCTGCAAAATCATCATTGATGGTTGGTGTTGCATTTAATGCCCAAATTGGGGGAACATCCTGAATCTTCTTTACCTTTCCTTGTTTTAAAAGTGTGTATAGTTCAGAGTTGATTTCCTTAGACGTAAGGGTTGGAAATTTTGAGAACAACTCTCGTTTGGGAATTTGATCAACCGAATAGAGGACGTTTAACAATTCATCGCGAAGAGTTGAAGCCATGTTGTGTATATTCACGATGCGCTTTAAATAAAAAAGCAATATTTTTTATCATTTTTCTTTTGATTTTAGATACTTGTTAATAACTACAAGTTGCTGTTCTTGGGTATCTTTAATCGGTAAATGATGCAATCTAGCATAGGCTCTCAATTTAAGATATGGCATATCCTCAAAATTGTAATAATCTTCAGTGCATGTTCGATATGTAGTTCCAACTGATTTGGCACATACTGCATAGGGATTATATGTATTATTTAAGTCTTTTGCGGCTACATCAAGAACACAGCGACAGTATTTCTCTTGTTTTTCAGTTAATACCTGATTTTGAACGCAAAACTTCTGCGAATACAGCAATGGTTGATGCATTAACTTATTCAGTGATACCGAAGTAATTTCTTCTTTTTGTTGATATAAATATACAAAATAACATCCAGGTTGTGTAGGTGGGATATAGTCACCGATTTGTTTCCCTTCACTTGAAGAGCTGATATTAATCACCATATATAACACTTCCTGTGTATTAATATTTATCATTAATAATGTTTGAAAATCAGGTAAATTCTTTCCGAAAGTTACGGTGAGGTTCTTCCGACTTTGATTCGTAGTTATGGTGTCATCAACTTTCGTGTTGCCAAAGAATACTTCCATTTAACATGAGTTATTTTTCAACGTGGCTTTGATCATGTCCATCTTAACTCGATTGCTGAATTACAATCTAACTATATTAGTAATTGCCTCAATTGAGGCAATTAATGACAACGTATTTAACAGCGATATTGTCCAAGTGTTTTTAACTTAAAATTAATATTTTTGTTAGTGATGAGGTACTATACTGTCAACAAAGAAGAAGATGTTTTTTTTTTGCAAAAGTAGTAGTGTGTACACAAAAATTACACACTACCTCTTTTATCTTCACTAACAAACAAGTACACAACTAATTATCTCACCTGTTAATATAATTTAATCATAACATTTTTTTTTGAGGTATTGTAAATGACACGTGAAGCAATCGATTGGTCAGTTATTGAGGAAATTAATAGGAAAGATATTAAAGGGTTTGGACAACTTCTGCATCATTTTGATATTACCGAGGTGATGAATCCAAAGAAGTTCTTCTCTTTGAACGGGTTCAAACCATATATTGGTTCTATTTTTCTCCTTGCATCTGGAAGTTTTGACTTTGACGATCCAAAATATGGGAATGTAGATATCTACAATGGCTCAGTTAGTGATATTTCAACCAATCCTGATTTAATGAGAATTGCCGGAGATTTCTATTCTCAAAAGAAATGGGGATATAAGGCTTCAGACTATTATTAAGTTTATTCCTACAAACTTAACTTAGTAGAAGATCATATTTAAGTAATGTTGCGTAATCTTAAAATATCAGTGGAGACTTAACTGACATCCATCGGATGACAAATTCTTTTGTATCAATAGATACAAAAATAGTGACCATTAATTCTTATGCTGTCATTGATTGAAGTGTCTTATTAATATCTCTTTGAAATAATATGCCATTAATGTTGACACCCAGTGATATAAAAAAAAATTACTAAATTCATGTTACCACTCTTGTACGCCAAGTCAATAGGGGTATGATTGAACATATTCGTGGCATTAATGTCATCACCTTCAGAAACCAGTAATTTAATTACGTCTTCAGTAGACGACGGTTGAGGTTATAAATGTTCATCATTTTTATTGTAAATATATCAATATTTGAAATAGCTGTGTGTAATGACGTTTCGATACAATCATTTACGGTCTTAATATTAGCACCTACTGACAATAATAGTTTTATCGTTGATATGTAGCCGTGTCTCGCTGCATAATGAAGAGGTGTGTTACCTCTATTACATGCGATATCGACATCGGCACCTGCCACTAATAAGGCAATGACATTGAGATCATTTCCCAATGCTGAAGCTAGGTGTAATGGAGTATACCCCTGATCATCCCTCGCATTAACATCACTACCAGCAGCAAGTAGCAATTTAGTCACTGTGTCCCGAAAGCAACACGCTAATGCATACAATTTTTATTATTAACGTTACCACCTAATGTCAATAATAGTTTAACTATTGATTCACACCCAAAATTACAAGCTAAATATAATGGAGTATCATCTTCAGCATTTACATAAGCTCCTTCAGTTATTAACTTGGTGACAGTTACCTCATTGTGATTAAATATTGCTTTATGTAATATAGTATCAACTGAGTCATCAGATTCTTCAACTGGTATCTCCATATCGATTTTTTAATTAATATATTAAATATCATTATTTCAAGTATCTTAATGAAGATACTTCCGATTTGTTATTAAGATAATCCCAAAAGATAATTAAACTTGATTATGTTAGTTACATTTACTTAAAGAATTAAGAGTTTTTCTCCAGAAGGTGAATGTTCACATCTGTGATATTATAATACTCACTGAAGTGTTCACGGAGATCCTCATCATTTAGGCGGTTCTTCACTGATAACATTCTGGCCATGCTCTCTACAATATCACGGTGTTGACTAAGGATCTTTCGAACGTGTCTGCGGATGCCTTTTGATATTACTGATTTATCACCAGACCACAAAAAGTTATCCTTTAACACCTTGAGAATATCCTCATATCTAGAGAAGTCATGAGCACATAGAGATGAATAATCACCGAAGACCATCCGTTCACATTCTGATGAAGCTAGCAGCACATATATTTCTGATAAAAGCTGTCGCTGTGTATAAATATCAACATCTTTAATCTTAAATTCGTTGCGACCTGCAGTTAGTCCACTATGAATAACGGTAACCATCTTGACTTTAGGACTATGTTTTAAAACTAAACCCATAAATGCATGTCCAATTTCATGATAGATAACTCGTTTCTTCATCTCTGGAGTCATTAGAACGTTGGCAGTGGTGCGGCCATATTTCATCTTCATCAAAACTGTCTCTGGATCGATGCCGAGTTTAACCTCGCGAACAAAAGCATTCATATCAGCGTGAGTGAATCCTTGTGTGTCCTCTGCCCACATCGTGTCAATATGTGCCCGCTCCAGGGTCATCTCGCGTTCCTTAGTGTTGGGATGGTTAAACATGATTACTTTGTCGATGCGTCCTGAGCGATACATCTCTGGAGATATATTTTTATTGGTGGCACAGATAATTAACGCTCCGTTTATCTGCTTCTGATCAAGACCATCAATCTTACGTAGAAACCCATCAGAATACTGACTGAGCACACTTGAACATTCATCAATAAAGATGATGGACGGAGAGTGTTTTCGGATGATAAACTGGATGATATTTGGAATAAACTGGGTTTGTATATTAGTTGGTGTGATTTCAATGAATGGCAAGTGACTCTCAGCCGCCAGAGCTCTTGCAAATAATGTCTTGCCATTTCCAGAAGCTCCTGTAAAGATAAATCCCTTGCCAGTGTTCTTTCCAGATTTAAAATCCTTAATGTGATTCAAGATCTCATGTTTAATATCATCACAGCCAATAACATCCTTAAATGTGGTTTTATTATCTGGTTGATACACCCTGTAATAGTTAGACAGATCACTGGAAATATAGAAGCATAATGGTTCTGTTTTGGACATGATATCATACATTTTGGCAAAAATGCCAATACTAACTATCAGGGCAATTAATTGGACAATATCCATTTTTCAATAATGGGTATGTGGTTATTATCAATTTACAGTAAAAATTTTTACAGTAGTAATATTTATAAGTTTAAGTATATGAAAAATAAGCTAACAATATCCTCAGTGTTAAACCTTTGTTATTCTTAATATCAGCATGAGCACCTACCTATAACAACACTTTAATGTTTGAAGATAATCCAAAGGTATGACACCGTCACGGTTTACACTGTTAACAGTAAAGTGTTGTTATTTATTCCGAGCTATCGCTGTGTGTAACCCAGTGTTATCACCAATGTATTCTATATTAGTGACCATTAGCAATAATTCCCACAGCTATTATTTTTTTCGACCATTGATTGGTACCCATATTCAATCACAAGGTATACTATTTACTGTGTTGGCGTTGACACCTGAAGTTAGTAGCAGTTTAATCACCTGCATAGTGTAATGGAGTATCCCGTTTGCAAAAAGTACTAAAGTGTGTACACAAAAACAGTACTTCAAAATTTACACACTACCTCTTTTGCAAAAAAAAACATCTTTTTCTTCATTGACAAACAGTATATCATCATTGACAAACAGTATATCATCATTGACAAACAGTATATCATCATTGACAAACAGTATATCATCATTGACAAACAG